GGGGCTCCCGGCGCAGTACAACACTTCTCACCTATGGTGTACCAACTACATTGTTGGTGAGAATTGGAGTGAATTAACACTCCATGGACCCTTCCACCTCTACTCGTCTTAAGGAGTTCTTGTGACACGTATAAGACAACGTCCTTTATGGGACTGGTCAAACCAGATCCGTAGGGGGCGTCGCATCTTGTCACGTAAGACAATATGGGACGGGAGTAATAGTGTCGTAAAAACTACGACCTATGCCTCTCCAACCCATAATGAGAACTCGCTTAAGAGTTCTGAGATTACTCAGGACGATATTCATCCCTCCTGGAGTTATTCCCGGCCAACAGCCGGGGTAACTTCTGGTGACACGGGTGGCCCATTCTTCAACCAGAAGAAAACTGTGAGAGTGGTTTATCCCACTTCTCAGAGTGCTTCTGGAACGTCGAATGATGGCTATTTTGAGGACAAAGTTGAATACTTTGGCCCCATTTTGGCTACCACTGTGGACAGCTCGTTAGCCTGGCCCGTTCCTACTCTTAAGAACTTGAGTAGTATGGGCACGACTGCGATTGCCCGGTGTAAGCCAACCAATGCACCAGCCGACCTGGCCAACTTCCTTATCGAGCTTCGCCGAGAGGGGCTTCCGAAGTTATTCGGGGCCACTCTTTGGGAGAAGCATGCACTCTCCGCCCGCTCTGCGGGTGAAGAGTACTTAAATAAGGAATTCGGCTGGGATCCTCTCGTCGGTGATGTTCGTGACATCAGTCACGGCATCACTCACGCTCATTCTGTTTTAACACAGTATGAACGTGATTCCGGACGATTGGTTAGGCGAAGGTATGAATTCCCGGTAGAGAAGACTGACTCGGTTGTGTTAGTTTCGTCGTATGATCCGGTTTTATACCCGGATCACACGGCGTTATACAACCTTGGCAGTCCCAGGAACTCGCTTTACAAACGTACCCAGACCTCTTCAAGGGTCTGGTTTTCAGGAGCGTTTACTTACCATCTTCCTTCCGACTATTACAGTCGGAGAGAAACGGAAAGTATCGCAGCTAAGGCCTCGGTCTTGTTGGGCCTTGACCTTAGTCCTGAAGTCGTTTGGAATGCGATGCCTTGGACGTGGGCCATCGACTGGTTTTCCAGTATCGGAGACGTTATTTCTAACGTTTCCGACTGGGCTACCGATGGCTTGGTGTTGAAGTATGGTTACATTATGGAACATCATGTCCATAAAGTGACATACTTTCAGGTAGGNAAAGGGAGATTCAAAACTCCCGGCCTATACTGTTCACCTGTCGAAGTTTGCGTGGAAACCAAACGACGAGAGGTGGCAACACCATTTGGGTTCGGGCTTTCCTGGAGTGGCTTAACGCTACGCCAGAAGGCCATTGCTGCTGCGCTGGGTTTGACCCGACGCTGACAGCAAGTGCTTGCCCTGTGTCCGAGCCATTGGGGCTCGTGACCCGAGTCCTAGGAGTGATGCCTATGGCATTTACTGATCCTCTGTCCATCACCATCTCCGGTACGACGACTCCCCTGCCTCGTATTTCTACGATGCAGGATGAGTCGATCTATCAGAGTGGCGATGGCCTCATACAAGTGCAGGCTTCCCACGACAGTGGGAAGCGTTATCGGCACTTGTTGAGGGTCAACCATTCGAAGCTTGCTCCGGATCCGTTCCGGCCAACTGAGAACGTCAAAGTGTCGATGAGTCATTACATCGTCTTTGATGTTCCAGTAGCCGGTTATACGACTACGGAGCAAATCGCTGTGTACACTGGCTTCAAAACCATGTACACGGCTGCTACGGATGCGCTCATCACCAAGCTCTTGGGTGGTGAGTCGTAGAGGATCAAGAGAGGGATGTCGTTCGTATCACTGGCCGCCCGGAAGGGAGGTTCATGATCGGCGACGTCGACTCTCTCGAGAAGAAAGAGGACTTGAACGAGACAGGAATCACCGTCTATTTGAAGCTCAACTATAAAGTTGTCCTTCTCATTGCGGTGGCTTTTGATCTCGTTCACGTGTCCCTTGACGAGTTCATTCTCAGATTGTTCAGGTTTTAAAACCTGGACATCTGAGTTTAGAATTCGCCAATGGTCTCTGATGTAGATGTACATCAGATGCCCCTTTCTTTGCGCCATTTTGGCGTTCCTGTGGTCTAGTGGGGAGAGTCTACTACGTTGTAGTAGGTCTGGTTGATAAGGCCAGATTCCCCGCTAGTTGAGTGTCATAGGCTAAGGATCTATTACCCTAAATGAGAGGGGTAGATGAAAAGCCTGATTTCACTCTGGTCCCGGGTTGCCGAGGAATCGGCAACCCAATGCTGTACGAGCGCCACTGATGACATTAATACCGTCATCAGGCGGACCGAATATGAGGGGTTATCGTTTTTAACGATAACCCTACCTGACCTTGGAAAAGCTACCCAAAAGTGGCTGGACCAAGGTCGGGTCGGGATCAACCCTTCCTTTTATCGAGGAAGGGGAAGGCTCCCCCTATTTCTAGGAGGTTTCTTCTCCCGTGTATTCGACCGGAGTAGTGGCACGTTACTCGATGAACCCTGTATTGACTCAATCATTGCCATTCGTCAACTTACGTTGATGTTTGGCAAGATTTCTTTCCCTTGCACTCCTGCAAGGGAAAGGAAGGCAATACAGAACTATATCGAGTGTGAGCAGGATGTCCGTCAGTCAGACATGGGATTCAGTCAGGAAGATTTGACTGAGTTCCAACAAATGTCCGACTTGCTATTTAGGGAGGTTTTCACCCAAATGGATAGAGATATCTATTATGGGGAACTCCTTCCTAAGCATGGACCAGGCTCAACCGCTGATGGTTTTTCCAGTAATGGAAAATACCAGATGCGGACCTGGACCAGGCGACTCGAAGAGGTCTTTCCCTCTTACGAGTACTTGATTCCAAATCCCCATTTTGTTGGGGAGTTGGATCAGGTGAACATCCTCGAACCCGATGCTGAGATGCCTGTGAAGGTTATCTCAGTACCTAAAACGTTGAAGGCTCCGAGAATAATTGCGATGGAACCTGCGTGTATGCAATATACACAACAGGCACTCCTTCGTTGTTTACTCTCGTCTCTCGGAAGGGATGAACTCCTTTCGGGGTTGATCGGATTTGACGACCAATCGCCTAATCAGCGTTTGGCTCGCCAAGGTTCTCTTGATCAGAGAACAGCAACACTCGATTTGAGTGATGCATCCGACAGAGTCTCCAATCAGCTCGTCAGGCTGATGGTTAGTCGATGGCCGAATTTGAGTAAGGCTATCGACGCCACCAGATCTCGACGGGCCGACGTACCTGACCATGGTGTTTTACGCCTGGCCAAGTACGCGTCTATGGGTTCAGCGCTCTGTTTTCCCATTGAGGCCATGGTATTTACTACCCTGATCTTCATTGGGATCCAGAGGTCGCTTAACGTGACCATGGCCCGGAAAGACATTAGTCTGTTCCGGGACTCGGTGCGTGTCTACGGGGACGATTTGATTGTCCCAGTAGACCATGTACTGTCTGTCGTACAAGCTCTCGAACATTTTGGTGCTCGAGTTGGCTTGGACAAGTCTTTCTGGACTGGAAAGTTCAGAGAGTCTTGTGGTAAGGAATACTTTAATG